CTTTATTAGCAATTTCAAGTAATAATTCTGGATCGTCTGCACCGAGTACAAATTACGCAAGTCAATTTTTTGCTAATACAACATCAAGTATTATGCAGCTAAGAAATACTGCCAATAATGCTCATGTAAATTTATTTACGTTAGCTGGTGGACCAGCTTTTGCTGTTGATGGAACAATAAACTCAGTAAATATAGGTAAAGGAGCAAATTCTGTTTCTGGTAACACAGTTCTTGGAGAGACAGCTTTAGATGCTGCTGTTTCTGGTGGAGATAATACTGCAATAGGCTTTAATTCTTTAACAACAAATACTTCTGGTTCTAATAATGTAGCTGTAGGAGCTCACACTTTAGATGCAAATACCACAGGGCAGAATAACGTAGCTTTAGGTACTAATACTTTAGGTGTTAATACTACCGCTAATAATAATACTGCTGTTGGTCATTCAGCTTTAAAGTTAAACACCACTGGAACAGATAACGTATCAGTTGGTTCAGAAGCTTTAGATGCGAACACAACTGCATCTAACAACACAGCCATAGGGCGAAAAGCATTAGGAGCAAACACTGGAGCAGAAAACACTGCTGTTGGTACAAATTCATTAGCTACAAATACTACTGGAACTAAGAACGTTGCACATGGAGCATGGTCTTTAAGATTTAATACAACTGGTGATTTTAATACTGCTGCTGGATATCAAGCTTTAACAGCAAACACTACAGCAGATAATAACACTGCTTTTGGTTATAACACATTACAAGCAAACACAACTGGAGCAAACAACGTAGCTGTAGGATCTTTTGCCTTAGATGCAAACACTACTGCAAGTGCTAACACTGCTGTTGGTAGAGCATCTTTGAGTGCAAATACTACTGGAGCAAGTAACACTGCTCTTGGATTTAACTCATTAGTATCAAATACAACAGCATCTAATAACACTGCTGTAGGAACAGATGCTTTATCAGTAAACACAACTGGAGTAAAAAATACAGCCGTTGGTACTGAAGCTTTAGATGCTAATACTACTGCTAATGACAATACAGCTTTAGGTTATCAAGCATTAACATCAAACACTACTGGTACAGCAAATACAGCAGTTGGAGGAACATCAGTATTAGGCTCTAACACAACAGGTTCTAGAAATACAGCAGTTGGTTTTCAAGCATTAACATCAAATCAAACAGTAAGTAATAATACTGCTGTTGGTTATAACAGTTTGGCTCTTAACACAACTGGAGATAACAATACAGCTTTGGGTGCCAATTCTTTATTTGCTAATACAACGGCAAGCAATAATACGGCTCTCGGCAAAGACACTTTAGAATCAAACACAACTGGTGAACATAACACAGCCGTTGGATCAGACTGTTTAGAAACAAACACAACTGGATCATCTAATACTGCTGTGGGGAGTGGCGCTTTAGATGCAAACACAACTGGGGCAGATAATGTAGCTGTAGGAGCTTTTGCTTTAGATGCTTGTATAAATGGAAATTACAACACAGCAGTTGGAATTGGTGCTTTAGGTAATCAAACAACTTCTAGTTCAAATACAGCTATGGGACGAGTTGCTGGACACGACATTACAACAGGTAGCAATAATCTTTGTCTTGGACACGCAGCTGGAAGATCAACTTCACCGTTTCACATCACTACAGGAAGTAATCGAATTGTTTTAGGAAATAACGATATTTCAAACGCTTATATCAAAGTGGCATTTACAGTTACTTCTGATAAAAGAGATAAGATTGAAGATGGTGTTGTTTCTCATGGTTTAAGTTTTGTAAATCAACTAAAACCTAAATCATTCTGGTTTAGAAAGAATCGTGAGTCTGACGAAAAAACAGGTGATAAAAGATATGGATTCTATGCTCAAGATATTCTTGCTTTAGAAGGTTCAGATAGCGTAGTTATTGATAGTGCAGATTCTAATAATCTTAAATTTAAAGGAGATCAATTAATACCAATCCTTGTAAATGCTATAAAAGAATTATCAGCAAAAGTCACAGCCCTCGAAGCAGGGTAAACTGTAAACAACTAAGTTTTTATTATGGAAGAAAG